CTATCAATGACAATATTTGATCATATGGTTCTTCTGGAATCGTACAAACCTTAATACCAGTTTTTTGGAAGTCGCAAATTTTATCTTTTTCTGATTCATTCAAAAACACACAATTTTCTAAACATTCTTCTAAAATATAATGCATCCTGTCCATAGCTATGTTTTGTTCACGCACCGATTCGGTTTCAACTAGCATGGATAATTTTAAGTCATATATATTTAGTAAAAAGGTTTTCTCAAAATAAACTGCTGCTTGAAAAACAAAATCTTTTTCAATTCTTGTAGTCATTATCTTTTATCACTCTGAATGTTAATATTGATTTTTTGTTTGTTGATTATCTCATCCATTTTTTTATTATATTCTGTACGATAACTTTCGATTGCCATTGATAGTTGATGTATTAAAGAGCCATTCGACGTTCTATGTGCAAAAGTTAGTTTGTTATTTAACCCTGTAATAATAGTTTGAAGTTCTTCTAAACTTTTATCTGATAGGTCGGAAATAAAAGGATGTTGCATAATCTTTTACCAGGAGTTTAATTGTACTTTTTTCCAAATGCTCGTTCCATTGTAAAAAGTTGCATCCATATATGTACCAGATCCTGATTGTGAAGTTAGCGACAAAGTAGAACCTGCCACACCACCTGATCTTGTATCGCTAACTGTAATTTGTGTTCCTGATACTGTTTTTACATAATAAAAAACACCAGCAGTAATATTACCAAACGAAGTTGCAGGACTACCATTAATAAACATACTGTCAAAAACGACTGGCATGTTTATAGTTACACCTGCTGATTGAATATTTGTTGCAAATGTTATAATATTTGTACCCGTAGTAGTTGATGTTGCATTTCCGGTTATTGTAGTAGAATCAAAATTTCCAGTACATACATAAAAATAATTAGCATCTACTGCAACTGTACCTAATATATCGCCAGAAAAACCGGTCGGAGAAGGACTACGATGTTGAATTTGTGTTGTTTTGAATGGTCTATTTGTTGGTTCTACAAAAAGTGTATTACCGCAATCAGTAGATGTTATTGTCAAGTTTATTTGAGTAACATCATATGGGAAAGTTATTGTTGCTAGTCCACTATTTGATCCTGAATTTTCTAATAAACTCCAACCCGAATTAGGACTTATTTCTGCATTACTAGAAAACGCAATTGTAAAATTTGTATCAATATTTGGTCTAGCTAATTGTAATTCTACCGCAGCTTGAGTTCCGCTAGGTGCCCAACTGCCAAAATTTAAAGTGATATTATTGGCCAGTGTACCATACTGTACATCACCTAAACTTGTGTTTACTAATACTGTTCCAACTAACGCATTACCTAAGTTATAAGTTGTATGTCTAAAACTTCTAATACTAGCATTACTAATAAGAGTATTAGCCATGTCATTGTTTAATACTTGATTATTAAGTGCCTGTTTTACAACTGCTTTATTTTGCAAGTCTGTAATTTCATTACCTGCAATATCAATATTATTTTTAATTGAGGTAAAATTAGTCCTAAAACCCTGAGAACTATTGTTAACTCCGGGAATTGGGTAATTTACGTCAATATTGTTAGTATTAATTGTACTCATATTTTTTTCTCTATATTATTTAGTACTGTGTTTCATTAGGTAAAATTGTTTCTTGTGGGAACAATACATAAAAATCTTTGCTATCTAATGGGACTGGAACAGGAGTAGCACTAGGTAAATCAGTCCATGCTGGGGGAATTAACGTATTATCGTAGTCATAAGTAATTGACTTGTCTACTGAGAAACGATCAATTTGGAAGTTAATTATGTTGAGTTTATAGTTGTTGCTAGAACTATCCAACCACAATGTTTCTATATTCTTTTTTACAATTTCGCTTTGCCCGGGTTTAGTGTAACATATTACCCATGCATTTGTAAAACCTAATGTATTACCATCACTTTGCTGACTAGTCATCCATAATGGTAGTAAATTACTATCGTTCACAACTCCTAATTCCTGTCCTACCCTATCACGCATGTTTGGTAAACTATTTGGATACAATATTCTAGCGTATCCCGGGGTTAAACTAGTATAATATTGTTGTCCCAAAATTTCTTCGTAACTTGTGTATAAGTTAGTAATACTTGTATACCATGGGCCCAATGATAAATTTATAAATCTTGGCCAATATATTTCTTCTGGTATACTAACACCTTTTGGATTTATTAAATTGTCTATTACGTTACTGTACACTACTTCATAAATAATGTTTCCACTGGCATCTTTTGCTACAGCAGTTGACAATTCTCCTAATGTTATACTTCTCCAATAATGATTTTTAGTTACGCTAGCAAGATATTCAGATAATGAACTTGCATATATACCATAAGCATGTACATAAGTTACATTCGTTGCCTTTCCAAAATAAGGATCATCGGGTCTATATAGTGCTTCATTAGGAATAATTGTTTGGTTAAGTAATAATGAATCCAGTATATATCTGTCCTCAATACTAGGAGTACATTTAATGTACAATGTATCAGTTGGTTGATTATATTTTTGAAGTACATCAATAGTGAAAGTTTTAGTACTAGATATAATTGGAAAATCAACATTGTATGCTTCTACTGTAAAAGTGAAGGTAGTTGTCGTATTAGCTGGTAAAAGTGTAGTAGTTGGTTGATATGCAACTACACCCACAATTTCTCCATTATCGTAAAGAGTCAAATTAGGAGGTAATTCGCCGCCGCCAGTTGGAATTCTATATTTTAATGGTACGTCTGATAAAGCTTCTACATATTTGTCGCTGACAGTACCATTAAATATAGTACCTAAGTTATCTCCAGTATACCATGAAACTACACCTAAAAGATTATTAGTTATTCTCAATGAAAAATTAATTGTATAAAAATAACTATTATCATTTTCTTTATATACTTCGACTGTAAAGCTTTCTTCTTCAATAGAAAAATTACTTATATTTGGAGTACCTGTAATCCAACCGGTATCACTATCACCGATTAATCCAAATGGTAATGGATTACCATTATTATATATATATTTTAATGTATCCCCATCAAAATCGTGACCTATTATTTTGAAATTAAATTCGTCCCCGCTATTGAATTGTCCTATATAGGCATCGGTTGCAGGATCATATGTATTTCCTGTAATTTGACTACCAGGTGGTAAAACATAGTAACCATAATACTCGTCAGTTTGTGGAATATCAAATGTAGTTGGTCTTGTATTGTAAATTGTAGGTCGCCTATTTGTATTACCTGGCCCACCTTCAGAAACTGGAGTATTTTGATTTACTATAGTTATTGTATAACTTTGCGAATCACCTCCCAATGGGCTTTCTAATTTTAATGTAAAGGGATATGTTTTTATGGTAGGTTGCCCAACAGTAAAATTAGGCAATGTAATTGTCATAGATCCAAAGTTAGTTGTAAGTAATAAAACTGGGCCATTAACACTTTCTGAAATAGTAAAATTAGTTGCACTTGTTATTTGCTTAATATAGTAAGTTTGGCCAGCAACTACCCCACCTATAACTGTTCCCGTAAACACAACCGGGCGGGCTACAGAAAATCCTGCGGTACTAAAACATGTGATCGTATTATCAACATTAGATGTACTAGTTGATGTCGTTATAACTTGCTCTAAATTAACTTGTATAGTAGGTGGAGCGGGATAACCACGTATTAATCCTATTTCATTTATTTCTAATCCTGGTGGCAAACTACCCTGAACTAATCGAACTGTTACTGGATTATTAGGTAATGGATTATTATAATTAATGTTGTAAGTATACCATTGACTATCAAACCATGTTGACAATGGACCACCTGGTGTTGTAAATTCTGGAATAGCAGTGCCAGTACATGTTATTGAAAATGTTCTATCAGCCTTGTTTTGTAAATTATCAGTAGCACGTACTACAAATGTGTTAGTTGTGGGTTCCGAAACTAATGCAGGTGTACCTGTTATTAAACCACTAGTATTCATAGATAGTCCACTGGGTAATGAACCACTTATAATTGAATATGATACTGTTATGGCAGGGAGCACAGCACTTGCTGATAACTGTTGTACAAATGGTATGTTAGATGGTATTGTTCCTAAACTTCCTGCTACTGTATTCCATACAGGTATTTTCATGTTTACAGTAACTTCTAACATAAATGTCTTATTCGTTGTATTGCCCAAATTGTCTGTTGCTTTAACTATAAAATTGTAAACAGTGTTTGCAAGTACAGCATTAGGAGTACCTGTGATTATTCCGTTTGTATTAATAGTTAAACCTAATGGAAATGTACCACCTACAAAACTATATGTAATACTAATTGCAGGTAATACCGCATCTGCTATCAATTGGTAGGGACTTACAGGAACTCCACCTGCGGTAGATCCTAAATTCATTTGTGTTACCCAAATTGGATTACTCATTGTTATCTTTATTAAAAAATTCTA